CGCGGCAGCGCAAGCCGCCGCAAACTCACGCGATCACTACGAAACAAGTTGGTGGCATGGCGGTGGGTCAATATGCACCGGTGTAGGTACAAAAGAAGATTGTAATTATTTTGGCGCGTTCGGAGATTGTTGGCCAGTTGAGTATCACTTGACCCCAGGTCCAGGTTGTGCTTGAAAATAAATTGCATTTTATACGGGAAACGTATAAAATTATTCGCTTTAAAACCCCTGCCACTCGGGTACTTCTACAATCATTGCTTTTTTAGATTCATATTGCTTTTCTACTTTTTCTTTCATCTCCGCGATCTTTTCCGGGCTTGCAAACCGCCTCATCGTTTCGATTCTTCTGTCTTGAGAATTCTTCCACGCGTTTATCCGAGCCAATTGAACGGCTGGTTTGTACGATTCACACGCTCTCAGAGATTCGAACCTGTGCACTGGGATATTTCGTTGTCGCATATCTTCTAATCGTTCGCGCACGTACGGCTTCAGATCTTTTTTGGTGATGAAAGACTTTGTAGATGCACGGACTTTTGTGCCAGGAGACATGTGTCTCAAGAGTCCCAGCAAACAGGAATCGAGGAAAAGCTTGTTGACTTCTTCCATCCGCATTTTCCGTCTTTCACTTTCTGATCGAATATAGTTCAACACGTATGTGCCGCTGAACGCGTTGCACTGGGCAACGCGTTTTCCACCGCGCTCGCTTAGTTTTATCTCGCCTGCGCCTACAATCACGTCGGTGTCTTTCAAACAAGACTTTACCAAACAAGAATGTTTCGTCCCTCTCTCCCACAAAGTGTGCGTTTTCCCAACGACTAGTCGCAGGAGAGGAACAAGACGAGAGCAGGCTTTGCGTGCGGCCGATCTCGTCGTCATTTTAACCTGTCTATCCGGGGCGGCTGAGCAGCAAGCATCGACCAGCGTCTGAATGCGTTCTATAGAGCTGGTCGACCCGTTCGCAAACAAAACGTACGTGTAAATCCCGCTTTCCAGACCGTCCAGAGTTTTGACCACTTTGCAGCCGTCTTCAGCGCCATCTGCGTTAGCCACAGAGAAGTACGCGCCTTTGTATTCTATACAATCAATTCCATGATCACAATTCCTAGGTAAAGTGGACACGGGCAACAGCTTGTTTCCACCCGCGAGCCTAGGGGGGGTTTTTCTTTTGTAAGGTGATCCAGTCATTTATTAACGTATTCATTTTTTATACTTTTGAAAGGGTATAAAATTAGGGCATACAATTACACCTTCTTCCTCCTGTACTCTTGCAACAATCAGTAGGGCAGTTTCCACCCGGACCACTGTCGCATTGCCCCCATGCTCCTCCCCCGGGCGTACTGCAGTCAATTAGAGAGGTTGACAAAATTTTTCCTTCCGCTCTCGATGCATCAAGCTGTTGATCTTAGACTTTAGCATTTCCACTTCTCTTTTGAGGTCAGAGCTGACTCTTTTGAGAAGATTGTGTTCTTGCATCATGCCAGCGTGTTCTCCGGTCATTTCTTCGTGTTCACGCTTGATTCCCTGGTGGGACATAATCACGTAGGCAACCAAGCCTATCAATACAGCGGAAATGGCCTTAATAGCCAGAGGCTCGGCAGGCTCGATGAGCGTCCAAGCGACATACACGATGGCCCCCAGCGCGGCTGAAACGAGTGCGTGAGTCGTTTTTGAACCGTGCTTGGGTTTGGTCTTGTTTTTAGGCTTGGGCTTGGGCGCCGTCTTGGGCTTGGGCACCGTCTTGGGCTTGGGCGCCGTCTTGGGCTTGGGCGCCGTCTTGGGCTTGGGCGCCGTCTTGGGCTTGGGTGCAGGCTTGGGCTTGGGCGCGGGCGCGGGCTTGGGTGCGTCGGCGCAAGGCCCCACGGTTTGCCAATTGCACACTCCTCCAGCTCCTACAGTCACACCACATTTATCCTGGCTGACATTTTCGCATTGTTTAGGTCCACAGCATAATCCAGACATTTTTTTGTATTTTATATTAGAACATAAAATATTTAAAAGTGAAATCTCTTTTAAATAGAACGATGTATAAAAACAACAAAAACAAAGGGCTTTATGCCTTGATTTACTGTCCGAATATAAAGATGGGCGAAAGCACGTACTTTACCAAAATCAAAGTGGGCAGAACTGGAAAATCTTTCTCCCAGAGGTTCAGGGGATACACGGGCGAAGATAAGATCACGAGCGAGGTTGCCGTGCATGTGCTCCCCCTAGAGTCGCAAGGTCGAGAGAAAAAGTATGGTTTCACGGCGGAAGAGGCGTGGGTTAAGAAACAGCTGAAAGCGTACTGCTGCAAGAATCAAGAAGACTTTAGAGCGAAAGACGACAAGGAGGAATTTTTTTACGTAAAAACTCACAAATCTCATCTCTTTTTGCAGGCGATTCTGGATGCGTTCGAAATTGTAAAAGATCGGAACAGGCGCGAACAGCTCAAAGCAAAGGAAGAAAGAGCTTACTATCAGAAAAATATAGATTTGCTGCATTCGAGGGAGAACAGCGTGCCCGCGGCTAAAGCTGTAGAAGAACCCGAATCGACCATTTCAGCAGCCGCCTCTTCTCTGTGGAGGTTTGCGAGGAGCAGTTTCAGTAGTACCCCTTTGAAATACTAATTGTTGTACTCACTGACCGAACTCGCAGCTTAAACGTTGATTCTTAGTAGTAAAATAATATGTGTGGAATATTTTATACATCATCCCAATCGAGCGCGTCTGTGATTGCCGCGTCCCGCTCTCTTTCTGCACGAGGACCAGATGCGTCAAGAGAGATTGTAATAGGTGATCACTTTTTTGCCTTTCATCGGCTTCGAATAAACGACCTTAGCGATGAAGGAATGCAGCCGTGGATCACGGACGAATACGTTTTCATGTGCAACGGCGAAATCTACAATTCGGCGCATCTCCGTTCTCTGGTGCCGGGTCCTTTCAAGTCTACGTCTGACTGCGAAGTGGTTCCCCATCTCATTTCTAAATTTGGAATAGATGCCGCTCTGGCTTTGATCGAAGGCGTGTTTGCGTTCGTCTATCTGGATCGCAAGTCGAGCCGAGTTGTAGTCGCCAGGGACGCCATCGGCATTAAAAGTCTTTACATCGGCACGAGAAACAACGATGCGCTCGCCGAGAAGGAGGATGAAATGACAGGCATTTTGCCTTGCTGGCCGGCGCTTTTTCAGGTAGAAAATTTTGTAGTGGCAAGCGAAATGAAAGCTTTGCATTCCATATGCGCTCGCGGATCAGTGTCTCAATTCCCGGCGGGGCACTACTATGATTCCGACAATCAGAGTCTCACGCGGTGGGTCGATCTCGACTTTGCACCCGCGACAGTTCCGTCTGTTTTCGTTCACTCGGGAGGTGCGTCGGGATGCGACGCGCTGAGGGAAATCCGCAAAAGACTCACGGAGGCGGTGCGAGTGCGCTTGGACACGTCCGATCGACCCGTGGGATGTTTTCTGTCCGGCGGTCTAGACTCCAGTCTTGTCGCGGCGATCGCTTCCAAGCTGGTGAGAGAGAGATCCAACGGAGAGAAGAAGATCAAGACCTTTTCTGTTGGAATAAAGGGAGCCACCGATCTGGAGAGCGCGAAAGCGGTCGCGTACTGGATAGGCTCCGACCATCACGAATTGGTGTTATCAGAAGAGGATATGATACGAGCAGTCCCCAAGGTGATCCGTCGAATAGAAAGCTACGACGTGACCACTGTGCGCGCGTCCACGCCTATGGTTTTGCTTTCGGACTGGATCAAGGAGAACTTTGACACGACTGTTTTGTTTTCCGGCGAAGGCGCGGACGAGCTCAGCGGGAGCTACCGGTATTTCAAGAACGCGCCTGATCACGAGGCTTTTCAACAAGAAAGTGTAAGGCTCGTCAAAGACCTGCAGTACTTTGATGTGCTCAGGTGCGACAAATCCGTGTCCGGTTCCGGCTTGGAAGCGAGGACTCCGTTCTTTGATATGAACTTTGTCAATTTCTACATGCGGCTAGACCCCCGTTTGAAGACGTGGACAGGCAAAGGGAAAAATATAGAAAAGGCGCTCTTGCGAAATGCTTTCCGTCCTGATCCAGGCTCGGGCGAACGTGGACTGCTTCCCGAAGCGCTTCTAGACCGTCGCAAAGAAGCATTTTCCGACGGCTGTTCGTCCATGGAACGTCCCTGGTTCAAGGTAATAGAAGACCACGTAAACTCTATCATGTCCGACGAGGAGTACGAGGAAAGGCGGCGACAGTTTGACGTGAACCGTCCCATATCAAAAGAGGGCTACTGGTTCCGAGCCATCTACGAGAAGCATTACTCGGAACGCGGATCGGCTGTTCCGTACATCTGGAGACCGAGATGGACGACTGAGAAAAATCCGAGCGCGAGACTGTTGATGGAAGAATAAAAATAACTTTTTCATTTTTTTTGAAATGAAAACTCACTTTTGTTTAGCGCCATCTTTTTTGCTCTTATGCATGTTCGCGTAGATCGTCGCGCCAAACAAACTTATCACTAGGGTGGCGACCATCATACCGACGAATCCCTTGTTCATCCCCGTTTTGCACTTTCCCTGGCCTCCGCCTGACCATTTGCACGAATCGTGGAGGTTTTTGGCATTTTCCTCGCAGACTCTGATGTCGTCTTTATCTATATCGCAAGACACTGCATCTTTGGTTTTACACTGCTTATTGAGAAGCTTTCCGTCCTTATCTTTAGCGCAGTACCTAAATTCGCCTTTATTTGTATTCGGATCCACGCAATTGGCGCAGCACGGATTGTCCACCATACTGTACGAGTTGGCAAATGGATTTATCGATCTGAGCAAACTGTTGGGCGGTGCAAACAAACACTGTCGGTAACACGGCCATTTTTTAGTCGTGCACGAGTAGAATCCGTAGCCGCAGACTGCGATCACGCCCACAACCACAATAATAGGTATAAGTTTAGTTCCCAAAACTGCCAAACCGACTTCGGGTCCAATCACTATCACCGCTATGATGGCGGCTAACGCCAGAAGAACTGACGTGAGGGCATTTTCAGTCACAGCTTTAGAAGACGCGGACATCTTTTGCTGCAAATCGCTCGATGCGTTGCTATCTATAGCAGCCTTCTGCGCGGCATTCAACACAGCCGTCAAATCTGATTTCTGAAATATACTTTCTATTTGTCCTTGACGTCCGCAAGCAACATTTTGCGAGGAAAAGGCTTTCGCGGCAGAACTTTGCGATATACTGTTGTTGACGTTGGTTGTCAAGTCGATCATACTCGCGATAGTGGACGCCGCTTCAGTGGATCCTGGGTTCAGGCTTACATTCTGTCCTTTCGCTTCCGACTTTGTCGTCAGATCCTGGGCAAGATCTTGCACAGTGACTGACTTAAGTTGCGCCTCTTGATTTAACGCTACCGACACTTTATTCGTGCAATCCTGCGTGATAGCTCCTACTTTACATACTTCCCCTTTTTTCCCCCCCCCCCTAATATTCACATTTTGAACGCAGCCAGTTTCGCTTAGTGAAGCCTGTTTTATACTGCTTGCTGAATTAATCGAATCTATCACCGAATCTTCAATAGTACTTTTTGAGCTAGTTGATCCCATTTTATTTTATTTAATACACAAATAATAAAATGACAACAACAACAATTCAAAGAACAGGCCAGTGGAATAACAAAGCATTTAATACTATACCAAACAAAGACACATTTAATGACTTGTTTTCCGTAAAGTTTGATTATACTGGCGCCGAAGAAGATACGAAGGGGACGGATTGTCCGTGTAATGCAGGTTCTACAGGTTTAGCAGGGTACTGCCCAACAAACGAATTATCAGTGGGATGGTGGAATCGCAATACACGATGCACTTGTTTCACAAACAGTACCAACCATTGTCCAACGCTAGGATCAAATAAAGCGTCAAAGGCTGCAAATGTTGGTGTGGACGGGAAAGGCGTGAATTGGTTTAGAGGAGCCAATGGTGGATGCAAGAACGATACATGCGAAGACGGCGACGATGCTACTTACAGAGCAGGCTATACTTGTATGAAAAGCCTTACTGAAAAAGTACGGACTTACACAGCGGACTGTACTTACCCTGCTAGTACAGTTCCAAATGACGGGTACATTATGGGAGAAACGAATGAGCTGAAAACATTGTCCGCAAGCAATGACGATGAAAGACAGCTGTTGAAAAACTATTGTTGGCGAGTTGATCCTGATAGCGTGACAAATCAGCCATTTGCTATCACAAATTCTGACTGCCAAGTGCTGCGAGATGACAATGGAAAGTATAGAGATGAGGTAAATAACTGGTGCACTGGGCAGCTCGATAAATTGGTGTCGATGAAACAACAAGAGCGAACGTACAAGCGCGTATTGGAAGGCAAATCTCCATCCCATAGCTCTGCTCCAATAATTCCAGGACAAAACTGCGTGATGTTGAAACAAACGCCAGGAGGTAAAGCATGCGATGGGAGCGAAGCCTGTATAAAACAGGCTGAGAAACGATGCGATGGAACCCCTGGTTGCAACGGCTTTTACTATTACAAATCTGGTCCAAATTCTGGTCGTTGGTGCCCGAAGAGTAGTTATACCGACGACGGACACGCTATAGACAACAAGGGGGTAGGCGATTTCTACTATACGACTACTCCGCGAGGATGTGACTGCCGAAACCCGAAGAAACGTTGTGCAGAATGCGATGGTAGAAAAAAAGACGGAATGTGGCCAAAGGGAGAGGGCGGATGCGATTGCTGGAATGATTTAATACACGACAAAGATGTGTCTGCATCAGTAAGGCAAATGACAAGCGATCTTAAATTGCCAGGCGCAGATTGCGCCTGGATGAACTGCATCACCCCTAGAGCGACTACAATTCTGACCAATTTATATCCAGATAAAGAAACTGAAAAGTGCCCAGACCCTCCCAAATGTTCGCAAGTGATTAGTGTTGAAAAAGGTGGCGTAATAGAAGGGGGTATCGCCCAAAATTTTAAATGCGATTCCACTCCAGGTCCACCTAAACCCAGTCCATCTCCCTCTCCGTCTCCCTCTCCATCTCCCTCTCCATCTCCCTCTCCATCTCCCTCTCCATCTCCCTCTCCATCTCCGAGCGTTTGGGATAAGATTAAAAACTTTCTCAAACGGGTAAATACAAAGGTGCTGATTGCCCCCGCTGCAATTTTGGCGATCGCCATCATCGTTGGTATATTTGAAAAAAGAAAGGGTAAATAAATGAAAGTGAATACTTGCCCTTTTTCAAAGTTCCGAGATATTTTCGGAGTTCCCGGTCAAGGCGTTCACGCCCTCAAATTCAAAGGAACAAGTTTGGTCGATTACTTTCTGACTATAGTTTTGGCCTTCTTGATTACCGCTGCCACGGGCTGGCCTTTAGTGCTCACAACAATAGGAGCTCTGGTGTTGGGGGTAGTCTTGCACGCGCTCTTTGGCGTAAACACCGAAACAGTTAAAGCGCTGAGATTGTCTTGTTGAAATTAGGCGAAGACCAAGCTTGGGAGCAAGTATCAAAAATATTATTTGTACACATTTTATACAGATATTAGTATAAAATTATATTTCTCGATTAGCTAAGTATATCTCTATAATTGATGCAGGCAACAGAATAAACATAAGGTGAATCGCATTTAGGGTAACGTCGTGCCCGGACGGACGCGTGAGATTTTTCAAAACGAGCATGTACGCCGCTCCCAACAGAAAGATGGAAATCGCGGTCGTGATACGGGCGTAAAGCCTGTACTTATCCATTTTCGATTTATCTTTATCTTTTGCGTGTTCGGCAGCTAGTATGTGAAAGACGACAGCCGATGTGCTGAAGAGCATACTGACAATTTGAAAATGTAGAAAAAGAGTCATTTATTATTTATTTTATTTTCACGTAGATCGGTAAGTCCCGCCTCCGTTGATTGGTTTCCACTGACATTTCTCTAGAAGACTTGTCAGTTCTGGTGTTGCCATGTGCGCGCTCACTTCCATTTTTGCCAAGTAATCGCGAATGAGTCGGGTGGCTAAGCCCTTTTTCCTGTACTTTTCCCGGGTGTATATGAGATCCAGACAGTATGGTTCTTTGTGGTCTCCAAACGGGTCAAACTCCATTTTTGACAAGAACGCAGCGCACGCGACTTCGTCTTTGTGTTTTATGACTATACGTTTCGTATCGCTTTTTTTTTGAAGCTCCCATTGTTTGAGATACGGCGACTCGACTGATTTCAAAATCTCGATGTAGAGTTCCATTTTAATTTCCGATTTTGAATCAACCGAAGATCATTTTCTTAATTGCATGCATTTCCGTTTTTGCAGTACCATTTGTTCACGCCTGTCGCTTCGCAAGTGAAATGAAACAGCATTCCGGTTAGAGCGGAAGAAAGGAAAACCTGCCACCAGAAGTGGTAGTTCTTCAGTTTGAAATCGCCGTCCAGAAACATGAGAGCGGTCGATATGACAAAGCCAAACACGCCAAACGCGAGACCCACGAGAAGTAGTTCTTTGACCAGTTTTACAGTAAACTTCATTTATTTACTCATTAAAAAAATCTGCGACTTCGTCGCGATGCAGAGCTGCGACTTCGTCGCGATGCGGAGCTAACACGCGCCTTGAACATTCATCAGTTTCTCCAACCCCCAGCCGATCAAGTAGCTCGTCGTGCAAGCCACTCCGCCGAGCCCTAGGGTCTCCAAACCGCTGCTCGCCATTTCCCAGAGATTTCCCTGAATCAACTTCGACTTCAAACATCCCAGACCGAACAGAGTCACTGCGACGGCGCTGGATGCAATCGAGAAAACGGCATCTTTCGTCATCGAGTTGTAAAGGGTAATGTACACGATGAGAGGAACGCTGCCGAATCCCATGAACGACACGAAAGTGACTGCTCCTTTCTTCCCCGGCGCCGCGTCTGGATCGACGGGCATCACGCCGATCTCTTCGACCATCATATGTTCCAGGAAGAATTGTTTGTTTTTAACCATCTTGTTGAGTATGTCCAGCGCATCCTCTCTTTCGAACCCTTTTGCCACGTATATGTCGGCCATCTCTGATATTTCTCCTTCTAAGAAGTTCTTCATTTCCCACTCCTCTCTTGCCTGCTCCTTTGCAACGTAATCATTCTCTGCTCTTTCGCTGAGGTAATCGCCCAGCCCCATAGATATGGCGTCCGCCACTAGGTTGGCCACTCCCATCAGAATGACGACTTTTGACCCCAGCTCTCCTGATCCTGCGACCGCGCAAACGATTGCAAACGTGGTGATTATGCCGTCCAGGCCTCCGAGCACGACAGACTTGATGATGTCGCCCGACGATCCGTGGTTCTCGTCGTTGGTTTTCACCTCCACCGCGCGTTGTTCGTGAAATGCTTTGCTGGCCTCGCCGTCTTTTCTGTTGTGATACTTACGTGCTAATTCGCTCATGTTTTATTGATAAGATTTAGTCTTATAAATAAATGATCAATGTTGTCAAAAGTATAAAGGAATGGTGGAAAAAAAATCCCCACTTTGTCGCGTTCCTGTTTGCGATCCCCATCGGGATGATGGTTGTGGTGGCTACTTTTTTCCAAAAGAATTCAGGAAACGAATCGTACGCCAAAAACTATATGCTGGAACAAGCCGTCATTCTCCTGTCTATGGGCATGTTTTTGGTGATCACGAGCTTTCTCAAAGTGTCTAGAAACGGAAACATAAACCGAAGAATAGCCATCATCTCAATGGTTGTTTTATTTGTGGTGCTCCAGCTCGCCATGACCCATTTCAACCTTCTGTCTGGATAGTTCAGCGGATGGGTTTGCTTTGCGATGACGCGTCGCGTTTGAAGCTCGTGGGCGTGCGCAGTTTCGTCGCCAGACTGCTGTACAAGCTTGCTTTTTGGATATTTGGAAACCTTAGTTTTTGAGGAGGGCGCCTCGCGTCCCTGGGACGCTCGGGCGCTCCTACGACGCGGGGGATCTTCACGACTTGCCCGTCCTTGAAAGGACCCTTGATACTTTGCCCGGAGTACCATCCGTACGAGTAGTACCAGGTCAAGAGATCGCCGTTCACCAGGACTTTGTCGTTCAACTTGAGCTGCACATTCGTGTCCGTTTTGTCGAGCTTCACTGCTCCGTCGGCGATGTCGCCGCGGCTCGTTCCGCCGACCCACACGGAGTAGCCCGGGGGGTTCACCGACGGACTGTTGGCCGAGTTGTCCAGAGTTATGGTAGGCGTCGTCGATTTGGCTCCTATCAGCCGACTGAAGAGAGTCGGTATGTGGTCGAGGTGCTGGTAGGTGTGCGTGGTGTGCTTTATGCCCGCCAGATTGTTGAATACAAAAGAGCGTTGGAAAAGTCCCTTTGGATTTATAATAACATTATCGTATGAATCTATGAAAAGGTACTGACACGCAGAGTCGTTCAAATGGCCATCCGAGAAGGCCGATGCACCCGTGCCGATATTGTTCTGGTTGTAGTCGTAGTACGACTTGTCCTTGCCTTTGTGCACGTGGTTGACGTATGTCCAGTTGTTCCAGTAGCTGGGATGCACGCCGTAAAAGCTTGCCGCGTTGTCCTCCATTTGTTGTTCGGTGTAGTACTTGCACTTGTACATAGAGGACGGGCAGTACTTGGTGATGACAAAGTTCTGGAGTAACTGCGCCCATATGCACTGGTCGAGGCTGAATTGCGCGGCTTCCAAAAGGGTCGTGAAATCCGGATGAGATTCCGACGGAAAGTCGATGGTGGAGAGCTCGCTCAGACTCCCAGAAGCCGTGTGGGAGCCGAACGGCGTGTTGACTGTGCCCGAATACTCCGTGTTCCAGTTTGTGACGGGGTCGGAGTGAAACTCTTCCAGAGTCAGCTGCAGTTGTTCAGATGTCGCTTGAAACCGCGTGAGAAGACTTGAAAGAGTCGCGTTGAGGGAGGGGGGAGTTTCAGTTGCGTAGTGACCGACGACGCCGTCCAGGAAATTGGCTGAAACGGAGCCGACCGGACCCAGAAGGCTGTTGATGGCGTTGATGCTGCCGCACATCAGATTCAGTCCGATCTGCAGACCGAGATCTCGATTGTCAGACAACGTTAAGAGCGCGTAGGCGTTCAAAATCTTGGTGTTTCCTTCAACCTGCAGTTGTTGGTTCCACGATATCATGTTGGTCAAATTATTCTTGACCTTTTCGATCTGAGCTTCAGTGGGTGATGACATTTATCACTAGATGCTCTCACTTTAAATTTATAGTTTCAAAATCCGGGCATAATGCTCGACGATGGTACCTTGTAAAACATACCGTCACAAAATAACGCGGCCTGCTGACTGCTTACCCCTTTTGATGTTATACACGAATGACAATCGGGGTTAGCTCCGGTAAAACCGCTATGACACCCTTGGTTTAAAAAAAGTTTGGAAACTGTCGGATCTTTGTAGAATCTGTTGTCAGAACCGTTTCTTCCAGCGCAAAATTTCCTTCCTGGTACTCCGGGGAAATCTACGCACTCCTGACCGCCTGGACAGTCATTATTATTACCGCAAGGTAAAAAGCAACCTTTGACATGTCCGATCTGTACAGGAAACCCACGTCCACGGTTTTGGTTTGCTACACTACTTGTGCTCGGAATTGGCGGACAAGTCAGATGACCAGGAAGGAAAGGCATGCAAATTGAGTAGTCTGCATCGTCTGCTTGCATTACAATTGCTACAGTTCCTCTTGGACAATTTGCGCCGAACTGGTACCCGTCTTGAGCATTTCCTGATCCGTACGGTCTTTTCCAAAATTTAAAATTATCGGTATTTTCGTAGGTTTGATATTCGCTTTGACAGCCTGTGGGTCCAACGGCTTTATTATTGCAGTATAAATCAATATCATTGTGACCGCATCCGGCCCGTCTTAAAGCGCTTTGTTGCAACCCTGCCTGAACCAAACAGTCTACATTGCCGGGAATAATATCTGGATCGTTGCTCAATGCTGTGTAGCACTTTCCGGTCATGCATAGGTTGCTTCGAGTTGTGGATAGAGCATCTCCGCAATCACTAGTTAAATTTTGGATGAGATCAGTGTCTGGAAATGTACCATTATCGGTTAAGCAGCTACTGCAATTTGCGTTTCCCGCGCCTTGACACGCATTGCCTCGAAGTGTTGTGTCGACTGCGTCTTTAGCTGTTTGAAGGCAGCGTCGTGAAGAACTGCAGGTTGGTTGTGTCGGTGGAGCTTTGTTCATTTTATTGATAGAAATAAAATGAAAATGGAATGCGGAAATTACCCGCTCTGCGGGGTTTTGGCGATTGGAGCCTGCGACAGGTACTGTCACGGTTAATAGCAATCATCATTTAGCACTTCAAGCGCAAATGGTAAACACACATTTCTCTTATGATCCCAACAAAACGTAGGTGTTAGAGCTTTACACACATTTTTGCTTGATATACCTTTAGCTGTACTTTTTAATTGTTCAGGCGACATTTCTTCTAATGGAGTGTACTTTTCTTTCTTGGGTTGAACTGGAGTACATTTGCACTCATCCCCGGTTTTTTTGCACATTCCCATCACCTTGTTGCTGTCTACGCAGGGTCTGTTGTTCTTGCAGTCGTCGTCGCTGCAGGGAGACATTGCTTTGGTGACAACTTTTGCAAAGCGAGATCCGGCGACGACCGAGCCTATCACGGAAATAATGAAAAATGCGATCGAGATGACGGCGATGATGTCAAACTTCTGCACCAGCCACCACATCACCGCGGTGGGTATAGAAAACAGGAGCGCGCCGACGATTCCTATGATAGCGGCGACCTTTTGCCCTTCTCTTTGTTGCTTCTGCTCTTCGGTTTCGTTGGGTTTCTTTTTGGCGGCGGAGAGTAAGACGAGCGACACGATTAAAATAACAGCAGACACGGAAAGGGTCATAACTAGGTTGATCGTGTAGATCACTCTCCCCCCCTCTGCTAAATTACAAAAAAGAGGACTTGCCCCAGAGCTTATGCAGTTTTTTTTCTTCGATTCAAATGTCATTTATTATTAGATAATTTCTTTATACGCATTTTTCAACTCTTGACTCGAAGATTCGGCCACAATTTTGCACAGAATCTCCGAAAAGTTGCTTGACCCCTTTCCGCTCTGGTTCTCGACCGCCTGCACGACCGCCATGTTTTCGGCCGTGATCGCGGCTCTCTTTCTTTTGTAGACGATCTTTACTCCTTTCTTTTGGAGCCGTTTGAACTCTGCTGTTTTCTTGAGGGCTTTGAATTCCTCTTTGGTTCCGTCCACACACACTTTCAGTTTGTGGTTCGCGTGCTTTCCGCCGGGTTCCACTGTTTTCGCAATCTTTTTGAGAGACTTCGAGTCCGTGTACAAAATCTTTTTTCGAGTCAACCCCAAATCCACTTCGTTCACGGCGCTGCGTTCGAGACTGTTTAGATCCAACTCGGCGACCACGTTCATTTCCGATTCGCCGAAAGCGACTTGAATCGCGCTTCCCGGGTAGTACACGTTCGGCTGCGGCGTTTGGTTTTGGTGAATGTGTCCGGTGACGACGAAAGGCCATTCTTCTTCCCATTCATCTCCATCCTGGGATACGATGGAGCCCATTTTGACTCCTTTGAACTCTTGGTGGGCGAAGATCACATCGGCGTCTTTCCATTCGCCCTCGGTGTCGAGAGCCTCAGCGAATCGACCAGGCGGAACAAACGGCACCATGATCACCTTTTTGCCGTTCCAGACGGTGTGCACGACTTTGTCCACCACGGTGAGATTGGTGTTTGACTTGAGCGCGTTCATCCAGTGGTTCTCGGTCAAGAACTGGGAGTTGTTGATCAAATCGTGGTTGCCCACGAGGACAGCGGTAGGGGCGATTTCAGCGAGATGGTTCAGGAAAGACACGGCGACGTTGAGAACTGTGGAGTGGACGCGTTCGTGATCGTGAAGCACGTCTCCCAAGACGACTATTCGATGCGGTCGAGTAGCTCTGGCGTGCGCCAAACAGGCTTTTGAAAACTGTTTGACTTCGTCCATATTGGAAATTTGGAAATGAGGATCGCCAATGGTGAGAACAGTCGACATTTTTGTATTTTGAAAAAAATATAAAACTAAATCGTTTTCGACTTTGCGTAGTACTGCTCTGTGCAAGAAATCTTGGTCATTTGTCTGAGAAGTTTTTGCCGTTCTTGGCATTTAATGTAATCTTTTCTCAGCTGCTCGCACTTCGTGTTATCCGGGTTGGAATCGTCTTTGCACGTTTCAGCGACAGCCTCCTGTAGAAACTGGCATGGGTTGTATCTCGTCAACATTATTTTACATAAAAGCGTCTATCCTATAGACTGTTCGGCGACGGGCTTTTCTGCCTCCTCGGGTGCAGTTTTCGTTTCGAGACGCTTCGCGTCATCGCTAAGCGGATGTTTTGTCATTTTCCCTGCTGTTTCCGGGGACTCATCGGGCTGTTCCTTTTCTTTTTTATCAGCGTCTTCTGTTTTCTTCAAGCGTCCACCTATGCGAGTGGTCTTCAGGCGCTTTAGTCGAGGGATAACTCGCAGCAACCAAGAATCGTTGTGGCTGTTGCGCTTTTTAAACTCGAAAAAGGGTGCCTTTATAGCGTGTCCTTTGTTCACGGAGAGCACGTCTTCGAAATCGTCCAAGATGATCATATCGTCGTATTCAGTTATCCCGTAGAAGGTTTCCAAAAATTTCAGATCCTTGGTTCCACGGGCATTTTTGATGGAATGTTCGTTGTGGTAGTCGAACAAAATGAAGTCGAGTTTTCGGTCGGGTTTTGTCAGGATAAAGTTTTGAATGATAGATATGGCATACAGCTGACTGGCAGCCGTCCACACGGCTACCCGGAAATTGGTGAAAATGTAGTCCAGGAACACCTCAAGGTGGGGTCTGCCGAACACGTGATAGTAGTCTTCCATCCTGTACTGCTTGTCAAACTTCTCTGCCTTTTTTTTGTTTTTGCCGTCTCTTTCAAACTTTTCCAAAGACTGCGCAGATATCAGCGTTGCGTCCAGATCGAGGACAATTAGTTTGTTTACGCGTGCCATTGTTTGTTTGACCAGTCAGTTTCTCTTAAATATAAATCCTTTGCTAATAATAAAAATGTCATCCGCAAACGGTTCTATAAACGCTACTTTACGACTGGAAAACTACACGATGAGACGATCAGAGTATGAATTGCAAAAAGATTTGTGCAAGAACGGGATCAACCCTGTTGTAAACCCGTTTCCCGCCACCTACATTCCGGGACTATTCGTCAACAACACCCCGCACAGCTGGCCTCCCTCGGAAGCGCCTTCGCAGTGTATGATCCCGGACGATATGCACGTTCACCAGTACGTCAAGGAAAAGGCGCGCTGCCTTTACTACTAAACTTAATTCTAAATTGTAAAAGAATTTAGAATGTTTATTTATTTTATTCCAGGTTGAGCTTTTGTGCGAGCCTTTCGACGTCCGAGAACCACATTTTCCCGGAGCACTTGAGCGTCTTTTCCGGATCCATCCCGTGTTCTCCATATTTGAGTTGAAATATTCGGTTTGTTTCGTCGCGAACCGTCCCGTCGTACTGCACTCGTATGTCCTCTTGAAGCTTCACGATGCGCCTTTGGATGTACCCGCTGACCGCCGTGCCGACTGCCGTGTCGGACATCCCCTCTCTTCCACTGCAGGCGTGGAAGAAGAATTCCCTTGGGTTCAATCCTTTGATGAAGCTAGAGGATATGAATCCGCGACTTTCATACTTTTCTTGAGGGGTCAACTCAGACACGTTTTTCGGATAGTGAGGCAGCGTCCGAGTTCCGTTGTTGAGAAACAAGGGCAGGCGCTTTCCTCCGATGTTTTGCTGACCGAGCAGTCCGGTGATTTGCGCGATGTTGAAAAAGTCTCCTTTGGATCCTCCCATAACCGTGGAGATAAACCTGTTGTCCGGGTTGAGGTTTTCCTTCGCTATTTTGAGTCCGATATCTTTTGCCTTGCCCAGCGACGCGTTGATTCTCGACTCTCGGACTACAGCATTTCTAGAGCCGCTTTCAACGGCCTCTGCTTCCATAAAGCACCTGTAGATGGTGTCCGAAACGGTCGACCCCACTTTCTGGGATTTCGGCAGACAGTCTTTGAATCCTACGCTGAAGGATGTGATTTCCAGGAAAGCGTTGGTTATGAATTGAAGATCGTCCAAAAAGTCCAAGCACGTCCGCGATCCGTACTCGTTGTGCAGATAGTGAGGAATGCATCCGTGCGCGCTTCCGATCGAGGTTTTGCTGAGACACCCCGTGATAATGACTCCGTCTTCTATCTCCAACCACGGCTCGTCTTCTTCTTTTCCAACTTTTTTCTTGTAGTTGAAATCGGACGGCAAGATCAGCGAAACCAAACCCCTTCCGGACAAGAGGGTGGTGCACGTTTTCCCCGGATGCGTTTTCATTACTCTGCTCAGAGTGGCTTCAATTTCCGCCATTCTTTTTATACAACTTTCCACTTTAGAGGTGCGCATCGCCGCGTTCATAAACTGCCCCCTCGAAAGAGGCCTGGAGTTCTTTTTCGTCATCAAATACGAGCCCAGCACTCCGTCTTGCACGATCACTATGTTCATTTTAGAAGTTTGTCCAGAAATGAGGTTGTTTTCCACGGTGGAGAGCATTTTAATTTCGGCTCGGGCTTCCGGCGACTGCGCAACGTGAATGTTCATCTCGTCGCCGTCAAAGTCCGCATTGAACGCCTTTGTGCACGCTAGATTGAATCGAAACGTTTTCCCCGGTCTAACGTGCACTTTAAAAGCCATCATAGAGGCTTTGTGCAGGGTCGGCTGTCGGTTGAGGACGACCACATCGCCGGTTTTCAAACACCTTTCGACAACGTCTCCGTGCTTGACAGGGATGTGTCTTTTTTTTCTGGTTCTAATATTTTGAACTCTTTCCCCGTTTCTGATCAGGACGTCGTCCTTTTTCAGACCGTTCGACAGTCGGTCGTGAGATTCGCTGGAATTGTCTCCTATAGTGATAGTTGTGCCGTTCTTCATTTCGACCACGTCTCCGATCACCAACCGGGTGCCTTTGTCCGCTCTGGCGTGATCCAGGTTGATGCGCACCTCTTTGTTGTTCAACTGATCTTTTCGGACTATGAACCGAGCCTTTCCACTGTTGATCAGATGAGATATCTCATTATGGTTAAGTTCGTTTACCACTTCGGGCACGGTGAGGATGCGCGCGACGTCTTCCGGCACGCTCATTTCTCCGTTTTTGAGCGCCGTGTCGGGTCCGATGACTGTGCGAGCCGTCTGGTTGGCTCGTCTCCCCATTATGTTTCCGCGCATTTGTCCGTCTTTTCCGCTTATCCGGGACTTGATGCATTTTACCGGCCTGCCGTTTGTGGTATGTTTTGCTCGCCCCGCCGAATTGTTAAAGGTCGTGGCTACTCTGAACTTCAAAGTTTGAATAAGCTTCGAGTACCTTGCGCCTTCGTGAAACCCGCCCTCGCCCAATTTCAAGTTGGCTTTCACAATTTCAATGTACTGAATAGACAAGTCGTCGTCGCACATATTCCCGGCGGCTCTCACGAAAGGTCTTCCCGGAGGCGGTAGAACGGGGAGCACCGTGAGAATCATACTGGAAGGGTGAGTCATATCCGGATCCATTCCAAGCAGTCTGACGTCTTCGTCGGATATATCCGAAAACATTTCCATAATAGTCTGAGCGGGCAGATCCACTGTTATCTTTTGCTTAGATGCCGACGGATCCTCGTAAGACATAGATATCGTGTACTCGGTAGAATTCGATCGGTAAACGGGTTGGGGAGTTTTGCACCACGTGCATATGTTGATCTTGGAAAGTATCCGTTTCACTTTCGAAAAGTATTTTCTCGAATCCTTCTCCGCCTCTTTCGGGTTGCAGTTTTTTAGAAAAAGGTAGTCTTCCGATACGAGAACTTTTTTGCAGTCTATGCAAATGCATCTGAGCACATTCACGACCGACTTGAGGTACAGAGGGTGAATGATAGGGCAGTTGAGCGAGATGTGTCCAAAGTGTCCGTTGCAGGACGTCGCTCCGAGACCGCAGGTTCCGCAAAGCTTGTTGTCCACTGCACCCATTCGAATGTCGTATATAGAACCTGTGCCCGTTTTCTTAGAATTGGTGATTTCACACACGGATAGTTTCAGAATGTCCTCTTTGGACAAAATGCCAAAGTGAACAGAAGATACTTCGCTGGTGTTAGTGTTAGACATTGTTTTACTTGTTTCAATATCACCCTTTAGAGGATCATTTTTGTGATGAAAATGATCGCAAAAAAAACTTTTTTTTAGAATCAAAAAATGACCACCATTATCTCATCTCCTCTCAACTACTCTGTCGATGACATTGTTTTCTCTGAGCCGCAGACGGTCGGCATCCCAGACTCTGATATGAGTTTCAAGAGAATCAACATTCAGACCAGGTACAAAGACGGGACTCAGGGCGATCTGGTGTTCGCCACGAGTCGGCTGTTTTCTTTCGGTGTCAGCGAGGAAACCAGTCGGGAAACGGGAAAAGTTAGCGGGTACAAGATGCCTCTCTGCTGCTGGAACATCGACGGAGCGTCCAAAGAAGAGCTCGCTTTCACGGACATTCTGGAGGCGATCGCAGAAAAGTGCAAGGATCACATCCTAGAGAACAAGGACGATATCGAGAAGTACGACTTGCAGCGTTCCGACCTCAGAAAGATCTGTTCGGCGCTTTACTGGAAAATGGAGAAGGGAAAGCGTGTGGAAGGTCAGGGTCCCACTCTTTACGGAAAGCTCGTCCACTACCGCAAGGACAACAAGTTCGGCACCACCTTTTTCCATCCGACGACCGGAGAAGAACTCAACCCGATCGATTTGATCGGCAAGCGCTGCGACGTTCGAGCGGCGGTCAAGATCGACAACATCTACGTTGGACGAGACGTCCGTCTGCAGATCAAGATTCTCGAAGCTTCGATCGAGGAACGACAGATGGGCGGTCAGAAGCTTCTCCCTCGTCCTTCCGCTGCGAGGATGCTGGCCTCCACTTCCACGGATACTACCTCGGCTCTTATGGGCGCCGAAGACGACGACGACGACGATGCGGGCAGCTTGGCTTCCTCTGGAGATGAAGAAGAGGAGGTCAAGCCCAAGCCTAAGCCCAAGGCTAAGCCGAAGCGCAAAATCGTGAAGAGAAAGATTGCAAAGCGGTAAATCGTCGCGAAGCAAAATTAATTTATAACTCTTTTTAGTATAATAATAAAATGCAAGCTAATCAATATGGAAAAAGACAAACATACCCTAAGCGTATTAGTTTTTACAAAAAGTTAGATGATTTCGGTTGTTGTACCTCTGGAAATTGTGTTGATATATCTCCTTCTTGTCCTCCCGTTTGTCCTGATGTGAATCCTCCGCGTCCAGCGCCGAGACCTGTTCCTCGTCCCTCTGTCAAACCGCCCGCTCCGCGTCCCTCTGTCAAATCGCCAGCGCCGAGACCTGCTCCTCGTCCAGCCCCTAGACCATCAAAGGGTGTTTCCATAGCGGACGAAGTGCTCTTCGACCTTTTGGACAAAGATCGGTCGGGGGATATTTCATTGGATGAACTGTCTAAAGGGCTTTCTCGAGACGTTTCGGCGTAATCATCCACCATATCAACTTTAACCCAGCCTTTGGACAGTTCAACCACGGAACTCGTGTAGCCCACGCAGGACATTACAGCAAACCGTATAAACTTGAGAACGGGAATCGTGTAGTACAAAGCATCTCTGCTGTCTATTATAAACTTTACAATCAAATACAGATAAACGGCGTACATTTATTTTATTACCTGTTGTGTAATAAAATAACAATGACTGATGAAAACAGAAATGGCGAGGACGACAGTTCGACTAAACACTGGGACAAGCACCCTGATATGGACGGCATTCTGAGAGCCATAGATAATTCCCATCTTATGACCGAAGATATCGCGGGTATTTCCAACTACAGTCTGCAAAAACAAATGATGAACCATGCCAACTTTACAAAGGTAGGACTCACCACCGCCGACAAAGTGCGCTACAGCATCACAGATCAAGACCACTTCCCCTACACTAGACGATACAGAGGAGAAGTGATTTCAGATGATCCTATCATTATGGACAGGTTGGCTGGATTTAGACCCGTGCAAGATGCAGCCTACGCGTGCGCAGGTATATCCACTGGAATAGCCAATCTCACCGGAACGGTAGGGGATGTGTGCGGCGCGCCCGTGCACAGAAATAGCCTGGGCGTGGGCGCGAGCGAAGGCAACTTTGAGACGAACCCAGAGATCAATGTCACGTACGCAAATCCCATATTCAATCCGGACTATTCATCCCCTGCGCAGGTTATAGAAGGGTTCCAAATCCCAGACGTGGTGAATAAAAACTACCCGGCGGTAGGCTATGGAAACGTGCGCGATCCATCATCTCATCTCAGCGTCTATCCTACGTCGACTGTGGTAGCAGGGGGAGGGAGGTACGCACGCGTCCCATTTGGAAGCGTAGGAGGTCGCACAACATATCCTAGAACTCAATTCCAATCGAGCTGTAAAATGTGCAACTTCCTGTCCGCTAGCCGCTAACTTCAGTCGTGTTCATCAAAGTTGCAAACACGATCCAAGCGAGCAAGGGGCAGAGCAGAAGTCGAGAGGACTGAGTTCCGATCACAAGGTTGGAAATGACAGAGGCGATGCTCAGAACAAGCACCCACGACGCGGCTTTTTTGTTCCCCAAGCATCCGTACACGACAGTCCACAATCCCAAAGAGAAAGAAGTCAGCCCGTACAAAGCCAAGGTCAATAGACTCGGATCTTTCCTGTACGCCAGAATCCAAGAAACGCCCAGCATGCCGAACAAAATAGGCCATACAACGCCGAACACCCAGGAGGGCGGTCGAAAGTCGACTGTTTTCCCGGCCTTTTTTCCTACCGTGCAAAGCGCGCTCGTGGAGTAGCCGACAACGAAAGGGATCAGAAATAATGCATACTCTAGCGGTTTCATTTATTCACGCATTTAAAACATAAACAGCATCAACATAAAATAAATGGAAACACCGCCCGAACAAGATCCAAAGCAGCTTCTGCGACAGAAACTCAAAGCTAAACTCCGAGAAAAGATAGAAAAAAAGTCGATAGGCAGATGCACAAACCGCGCAAAGAAGAACATTTTTTTTTCCGAGCTGAAGAAGGTCGGAGTGGATGCAGACGAATTCAAAAAAAATATGGACATTTTGTCAGAGGCTGGCGCCAAGAAACACTTTGAAGCTACTTTTACCAGATCATAATGTAATTGTAATTTATTTGATTATGTAAATAAATGACATTTCCTCTATCTCGACAAGCAATAACAAATCTCATATCCGATGCGGTAGAGCCCGCTCTCGCCGACACAGGGGTCACTCCAGGCTCGTACACAAACGCCGACATTACTGTTAATTCAGAAGGCAGAGTCACAGCTGCTGCAAGCGGCGGCGGCGGCGGCGGTATGACAAGTTTCGATGCGACCGGAGACAGCGGCACGACTCAAACTATTACGGACGGAAACACCTTACAAATTCTAGGTGGAACCGCGCTGTCGTCTGTAGCATCAGCTACAGACACTATTACGATGAACTTGGACGATACTGCGGTCACGGCTGGTTCCTACAATAGTGCTAACATCACGGTAGATGCACAAGGTCGTATCACCGCCGCTGCAGCCGGGGCACAAGGCACGATGTCCTCTTTCACAGTAACGGGCGACAACGCTCAAACACAAACTATTGAAGATGGAGATACATTAACGGTTCGTGGTG